CTCCGTAGTTGTGGCTTCGGCCAGCATATTGAGAACCAGCTCCAGCGTCGTCATGTTGTCACGCAGGTTCTCTTTCTTCAAGCCCTTGAGATTCTTATACTGCCGCGTGTTCATGTCGGACCACGCTTTTGTGATCTCGTCTGTCAGGATTGCATATTCCTTACCCATCTGCACCCCGCGTGCGTCCCATTCGTCGGTCAGCTCCTTGCGTACCTGAATGGCCTGCAGGCGCTGGTTGATCCATTCGCGGCTGTAGCCTTTCTTGAGATAGGTTTCCAACGCACGGTCGATCGTCAGCTCCGGGTCGATTGTTTCCTCGATCCGCTCCCGACCGACCTGCGCCAGCCAGAGCTTGAACGGTTCGGCTTTCGGCGAGGGAATGGACTGGATGATGCGCAGGAGCTGCTCGGTGTCGGCTACGTCAGTCAAGCGCTTTTTGCCGTCTGTTGCAGTCATTTTCAACTGCTTACAATTTGTAAGCAGTTGCCCTGCGCCTTCATCTTTCAGGCGTTTTTTTAATACCGCCCAATAGGTGCTGGCGTGTCGGGCGTCCGGCTGGTCGGTCAGAACGGCAACGACATCGACGATAGAAAAATACCATTCTTCCTTTTCCGCATCCCATGCAGTACGGATGCGTTTGTCTTCGAAAAGCTGAATCTGATCATTCTGCGCCATATTCTCATCTCCGCCTTCTTTTATCGTAAGCATTTTCCCTTGTCACTGAGCTCTCCATAAATGCTTTTATGTGCTTCAGCAAAATTTCTAGACAGTTTCTTCTATTGTATATGTCCAATACTTCATATAGACCGCGAGCAGTTCTTTCCGGTATTTTTCAATATCCACTGGCTTTGCACTACGCCACATATTATCAATTGAATCAGCAGTATTTTCAAATTGCTTTTTATCATTTTTAAATGTCAAATATGTAGTCGGTGAATTCTTTGACATGACCCCAAACTGATATACCATCATTTGAATGATTGAACTGCACTGACGTGGGTGTGTAAACCTAGTTGACAGGTCGATCGCAATATAAGATGCCGTCAATGAGTGACTTATCATTTTTATATCTATATTATTCTTACGGGGTGCGTTCTTTTGGAGTTGTGCTAGATTATCAAGCGCACTCTCAATTTCCATTTTCGTTTTCAGTCGTTTATCTGAGCATGTTGCTTGGATCTTATCAGGCGGCAATATTGGTTGCATAAAGGACGTGCCCATGTCCAGAGCTTTTTCCGGAGTAAGCATCAGGAATCTGATTTTAATTCCCTTTTTGAGCAAGAATAACAAAGATAATTTCTGCGTTCTTAATAGCCGGTCACCATATGCAACTACGATGGTGATGTCGTTTTCCGCAGCTCTGAGCAACCGCCAAAGGTTATGATTCGGTTCCGAATAGCTGAAAAAACTCGGCGCAATCTCTTTGTGTATAATCTTTCCAAGATAACCAACACTAATAATCGCAGAAACTATTGTAGCCGCGCCACCGATAATATCCCCCAAAAGACTGTTGTCCATATTACTTGGAAACACCCCCCAATCGAATGTAACCACACCATCTATTCTGATTGCTGCGCCTTTGATTATTCCAATAACAGTATAACAGGTATCTCCTTCCGCGTCGAGTGTTTTTTCCAAATGCACCTCAGATGCCAGCTTTTCCAGCAGAACAGCCTTCGACCATTGCTGCACTCGCGCCTGTTCCAGATACCACTTGCGCGCAACTCTTGCCAACTCCGCTTCCATGATCACCACGTTCAGCGTCCAGCCGATTTTCATTGCCAGCCGGAGGAGTGTTTGGTCATTTTCATAAGTCCGATAAAAATCGCGCATCCTACGCACGTTGCGCGGAGAAAAGCCTGTGCGGTCAGGGAAATTCGCCTGCAAAAACTCTGCAGCTGCGACCGCTGCACCCTTCTCCGGACGCTGGCTGATGACCTTGCCGATGGCATGGATTTCGTCCATCTGCGTAAGATTCTGCGCGAGAATTGCAGTCAATTCCCGGTACATTGTGCCGTAATCCACAGGTTTTCTGACGTTCATGACTTCTCCTTTCCGCGCTGGTGCGCATCATATATTTCGTCGTTTTGCGAATAGCCTGCTACAATATTTTGTGGTATGATTACTTCATTCGTTTGATTCTTGCGAAGGGAGAGCAATCATGCAGTACACCGATAACGAAGCCGCCTTGATCGGCGGCCTGATCTCAACTTATTTCTTTCAGCCTGCCGTGTCCGCATCCTTGAAGGACGCTTATAGCCGTGTTTTGGAGCATCTGCATCAAAACGCCCTCACTTCTTCTGACCTTCAGCAGATCCGAAAGGCTGTGAATTTTCTGATGCCTATGTGCCAAACGAACCGACAGACGCAACGGGAGCTTATGGGTATCAATGCACGAACAACAGCGCTTTTGAATATCTCCCGATGACAGCAGGCTGTATTTTATAATCAGTAAACAGAAAGAGCGAAAAAACGGCGTCAATGTCGTTTCTTCGCTCTGTTTCTTTTCCTGTCTGACTTCTTATTCAGACTCATGCGGCAGTGTGCCGTATTCCTTGAATGCCTCGATTCGATGGTCGTTCGTGAGAGACTGCATCATCTGTTTGGCGCTGGCATTTAACCGCAGGAGCCGTTCGCTTTGCGGTACGCCCTGGCGAATCAGTTCGGCGTTGATGCTTTCCATATTTGCAAGCACGATCAATTGCTGCAGGCTTGCTTCATCCCGGATATTGCCCTTGGAGTCCGGATGCGCCTGCCGCCATTCTTTTGCCGTAATTCCAAACAGCGCGACGTTCAGCACATCCGCTTCGTTGGCGTATGTATAACTCTGCCGCTGCGGCGTCACGTCCGGCGGGATCAGCATATCTTTGATCGCGTCGGTATGTACCCGGTAATTGATCTTTGCCAGCGTCCGGTTGAGGTTCCAACCCAGCGCGAGACGGCTGTTCTCATCGTTTTTCAGCCGCTGATAATCCTTGATGATATACAGCTTGAATTCAGCCGAGATCCACGAAGCAAATTCAAACGCAATATCCTTTTGTGCAAATGTTCCACCATAGCGCCCCGCTTTTGAAACGATCCCGATGGCCCCGGTCGCCTCAACCCATTTCTTTGGAGACATGGTAAACGCATTCGAGCCGGCCTGCGTTCTAAACCCGTCGAATTCGACGGGTTTGAAATCCGGGTTGTTGAGCTGCTCCCATAGACCGAGGAATTCGATTGTATCACGGTTGCGCATCCAGTTTTTTATCACGTCATCCGGCGCATCGCTTTTGTACCGTGCAATATCCGTCAGTGAAATATAGTCGTTGCTATCGCCGGTAGAAAGAACCGTGATCTCCGTTCCTTTGGCATGAATACTGTCCCTGAATTTCTTTTGTGCGGGCATATATTTCTCCCCTATCTGTACTGCTTTTTAGAATATAACCTCATATGTTATATCCATTATACTGGATACGGCGATTTTCGTCGAGAGCAAAAATGCGTATGTGTGTATCTTTTATAATACCGATCCACACGGGATGCTGTGACCACTATCCCTCCAACCGTTGCTTGATTTCTGCACCGCCCTTAAGCCATACTAATATTTCGTCGGCGGAGAGGACGGTCACGCGCTCTACGATCTGCCGAACGGCGTTTTCGTTCCATTCGGTGATCGTGGATGCGGTGCTCTCTATGGCTTGTTCTGCCTGCTTCATGCGGGTGCAGACGCGGTCAGTGTCCATGCTGCTTTGCAGAATAGTTTCTTTTTGCTTTTTGAGAGAGGTCTGCTCGGCCAGGATTTCTGCGAATTGTGCGTTGCAGACTTCTTTATCTTCTGCATCAATGGCTTCTGCCAGCAGGCGCTGGAACTGCTCGTCGAGCTGCGCCAGCCGTTGTTCGATATCGGCTAGGCTCATGGTCTGACCCTGCACCGGCAGAAGCTCCAAGGAAACTGCGTTTTTAATAAGGTCGAGCAAGGCCGGTTTATTGCTCATGGCGGAGTTGATCGCCGCCAGAATTGCCGCATGAAGCGGTTCTTCCTTGATTGTCGGGGAATCATAGCAGTATTTTGTGCCATAGTTCAAGCGGCTGGTGCAGCGCCAGACGGGGTATTTTCGGCCAAGGGATGTCCATGTGCAGCGGCGGTAGAATGTTCCGCACTCGCCGCACACGAGTCTGTCTGACAGCGCGTATTTGCTCGTATAACAGGAGCGTCCTGTCACAGCCGATTTGGATGGGCTGCGCAGGGCGCTTCGCCTTGCCATTTCTGCTTTCACTGCATTGTACTGCTCCCGGCTGACGATGCCCTCGTGATGGTCAGGCATATAATATTGGGTCATCTGACCGATATTTTTTACGATTTTCTTGCTGATCACATCTGTCCGGAATGTTTTCTGGAGCAGAACGTCGCCGCAGTACTTCTCATTCGTCAGGATGCCCTTGATGGCTGTCGTTGTCCATTTGGATTCCCCAAGAACCGTTTTGATCTGATTTTCTTCCAGCCAGTCTTGCAGATTTCGCAGGCTGGCACCGCTCTCATATCGCTTGTAGAGTTCGCGCACGATTTCTGCTTGTTCTGGTATGACGCGAAATTTGCCATCTGCGTCTTTTTCATATCCGTAAAGCCGGTAACAGGGAACCTTGAGCGTTCCGACCTTTGCGTGCATCTGCCGCCCACGCCGGATATTGCCGGAGATGGATTCACTTTCGGACTGCGCCATCGCGCCGTACATCGTTATCATAAATTCACTGTCGGGCGGCAGAGAGTTGATGTTTTCTTTCTCAAAGAGGACGCCAATGCCAAGCTGTCGGAGAATGCGCGTATAGTTGATGCAGTCGAGCGTATTTCTTGCAAACCGCTGGATGGATTTCGTGAGGATGAGGTCGATCTTTTTCTGTTTGCACTGACGGATCATGCGCAGAAATTCCGTGCGCTTTTTCGTAGACGTGCCGGTGATGCCCTCATCCGCAAAAATCCCAGCCATCGTCCATTCTTTGTTGGACATGATCTTGTCGGTGTAGTATTCGCACTGCGCTTCATAGCTGCTGGCCTGTTCTTCTTCCTTGGTCGAGACGCGACAATATGCCGCGACGCGGAGCTGTTTTGTGACCGCAGCCGTTTGCTGCAATTCTGGCTTGGGTGGAATGATAATGACACGCGGCTTTTCGTCTGTCATACCAAATCGTCCTTTCCAATAATCTGTCCGTTCTTGAGCTGCAAGCGCACCGTCTGGCGTGTCACCAGCACGGCGGTTACGGCGCTTTGCAGCAGCTCCGCGTTGAGTTCTGCCGTGCATTCGAACGCCGTGAACAGCCGCCGCAGACGCTCTGTTTCATATTCCTCGTTACCGATGGCGTCATACTGTTCCTGCGCCAGCTTGCAGATCAGACTTCTGGCAGCGTCCTCGTCGAGCGGTTGGGTGTTCAGGATCTCGTCCAATTCAGCCTGCGTGGTGCTGTTCGGTGCAAACTGTTTTTCAGGCTGTGTGATGCGCTCCGGCTGCTCTGCCAGCCTGCCGAGCAGATGTACGACCTGCTGCTCGATCTCCGGCGTAGGCAGTTTGGAGCAGACCCGCTTGAGCGCTTTCTGTGCAGGCGTCCGCTCCGGCAGGCGCTGCTTGGTCTGGCGCTTCTCGACGGCTGCTTCAAATAATTTTATGTCAACTAATCTCGGATAGCTGTCTGCCCCAGTGTACTTGGTGTTTTCCAAGATTCGTGCGATCATATTCTTGTTCCAGCTCTTGCCTTCGTCGTAGATGGGGCCAGTCTTGCTCATCTGCTCCGCGATTTCTTTCAGCGACGCGCCAAGCGTGTATTGCAGGAAGATGTCCTGCACAGCGTTGGCTTCAGGTTCGTTACGGACGATCTCGCCCATACGCATTTGATAGCCAAATGGCAGCTTCCGATTTCCCATTACCGCTTCGTCCTTTCGATCTGTTCTGCCAGCTCCAAGCCGTTTTTCAGGCGGAAGCGCAGGCGTTCGTTGCTGTCCACAATGATCTTGTCTACAAGCGCATCGAACAGCTCCGCATCAAACCGATCGAGGAAATCCGGCCCATCTGCCAGCGTGTCCATGAGATCGCGGGTGCAATCTGCCAGATCGTCGCTGTCGGTGTCGAGAAGCCTTGCTTTTTCCTGTTTCAGCCTGCGGAGCTGTTCGCTGAGCTTGTTGTTGGACGATATAAAAGTGTCAGGATCAACGCTGTCTGCCTGCTGAAGCTGGGCGAGGAATTGAACCTGACTGAGAATGTCCGATATTTTCTTGTTGAGCGAGATGACGTCCTCGCTCCAGAGCATCCGGCTGTATCGGATCTTCTGGAGATTGGAAAGCATCTGTGAGAAGATGGGGCCGCCGTGGTGCTTGAGCTTGTAGTACAGACGGCAGAAAGCATTTTGGATTATTTTTTCCTCCAAGGGCAATGTCGCACAAATGCGTGTGTTTTCACTATGCGCTCTGCATGACCATCTGCATACTCCGCGCCATTGTTTTCGCCGGAATGTCGTTTTGCATTGTCCGCAGAAAATGCGTCCAGTTAAAACATTGTATTCTATATCAGCTGCGCTGCCGTTGACTGGCTTCTTTTGCTTTCGGAGCTCCTGCGCAGCAAAGAATGTCTCCTTATCGATAATTCCAGGATGCACACCCTCTGCATAGTATTGAAGACGTTCTCCTCTGTTCTTTATCTGTTTTGCAGGAATTGTATCTGTCATATAGCATTTCTGCCACAGACAATCACCAATGTAACGCTCATTGCTTAGAATGTACGAAATCGTGGTCTTGTACCATTTATGCGGCTGCTCTGAATGCCTTTCATTTAACTCTCTCGCAATTTCTTGTATATTAGCGCCTTCTAAGTATCTCTTAAATATCCATCTGACGATTTCTGCTTCTTCTGGTTGTATTTCTAATTGTAAATTGACAAGCCGGTATCCGTATGGGGCTGAGGATGCTACATAAGTTCCATCCTGCATTCTCTTTTGAACGCCCCAACGAACGTTTCCCGAAATTGATTCACTGCCTTTTTGTGCCAGCGATGCCATGATCGCCGTGACCATCTCGCTGGACACCCTGGCGGTATCGATGCCCTGCTCCTCGAACAGAACGCTCACGCCAAGCTCCTTGAGTTCCCGGACGGCTGCGAGACAGTCCTTCGTGTTCCGTGCGAAGCGCGAGATCGACTTGACCAGAATGCGGTCGATCTTTCCTTTGCGGCAATCCTGCATCATGCGCTGAAAATCCTCGCGCTTTTCAACCGACGTGCCGGTGATGCCCTCATCGGCGTAAATATCGACCATTTCCCAATCCGGATTACCGGAGATGAGTTCGGAATAATATTGATTCTGCACGCGGTAGGAGTTGAGCTGATCTTCGCTGGAGGAGCTGACGCGGGCATAAGCTGCGATGCGCAGCTTGCGCGCGACGAACTCATCGTGTGCCGGGATGACTATGACGCGCTGCTGTTCCAGCGCAAGGTTTCCGTTGGTTTGCTTCTTTGACATGCTGTTCACCCCCTCTGCAGCAACACACACTACTACAATATTTTCAGAATAGCTATGACCAAAACGGAGAAAAATCAAGCGTAAAGTGTGAAATTTGCACCAAGCTCGACAGCGATCCGCCGCGCGATCTTTTTGATTTCATTCTCAGAAAAACCGACTGTTCGGAGTGCCTTCAAAAGCTGGCAGATACCTAAAAAATCAATGTTCGGATTCATAAGATTCTCCTTTAGCCACGGGGCGGC